GGAGATTCGAAAGAAATATAGGGATATGAAACCCGAGGACATTCGCTGCATGGACAAAACCACGCCGAGATTGATACAATTCCATACTCTCAAAAATGCCGTAAATCCGCCGTTTCTGGGCGGTTTTTTAATTTCTGGCACTGTGGCGGCATAGACAGAATGGTAGCCTTGCCAGGGTAATTCGTCCTTTTCAGCGGTACTCTGTAACGATAGAAAAGCTATCGTTACAGAGTAGGGCTATCGTTAAAATGTGCTGTGTAGCTAATTTCAAATGTTAACAAAGCACAAGAACATGAGTTCTCGAATCAGATAAATAAAAACTCGCAATCTATTGCGAAAAACTATTGTAATGAGAGATGGACTGTGATACAATATCTGTAAGGTTCTCTCGGCGGGGTGAGGACTAAGTATTGCTGTTTACGGCTGTTAGAGTTGGAGGATAGGTATGTCAGTTTCGTATAATAAACTCTGGAAGTTGTTGATAGATAAAAATATGAGTGTCGCCGAAATGCGCAGGGCTGCAGATATTGCGCCCAACACGGTTACCCGTATGAAGAAAGACCAGGAAGTGACCATGTCAGTGCTTGAGAAGATTTGTGCTGTGTTAGATGCAGACTTCGGGGACATTGTTGAATATGTCAAAGATGCAAAATAGATTTACTTTTTATCACGGAAAGACAGGATTGAGGTATTATGAATTCGATAGAATTATTTAGCGGAACGGGCGGATTGGCTCTTGGCTTGCAGCAGGCAGGATTTGATCATAAGGCTCTTTTTGAGTGGGACAAAGCCTCATGCGAAAACATAAAGGAAAATATCGCAAATGGATATCCTGGAGTGAGGGATTGGAAGGTCTACCAAACAGATATAAGAACCGTAAGCTATAACGGCTATACCGGAAATATCCAGCTCGTTGCCGGAGGGCCGCCATGCCAGCCATTTTCGTTAGGCGGAAAGCATCAGGCATATAATGATAAGCGCGATATGTTTCCCGAAGCTGTGCGCGCTGTACGCGAAACTCAGCCTGAAGCCTTTATCTTTGAAAATGTGAAGGGACTATTACGAAAGTCTTTTAGCTCCTATTTCAATTATATTTTGCTTCAGCTTCAGCATCCAGAGATTGTAAAAAAAGAAAACATGACCTGGGAAGAACATATGTCGATTTTGGAAAAACACCACACGGCTGGGCACGATGATGGTCTATCCTACAATGTTGTGTTCCGGTTGCTGAATGCCGCCGATTACGGCGTTCCACAATCCCGTCACCGTGTTATCATCGTTGGTTTCAGAAGTGATAGTAATATAAGCTGGAGTTTTCCGAAGGCCACTCACTCTCAGGAGGCTTTGCTATATTCCAAATGGGTTACCGGCGATTATTGGCAGGAACACGGCATGAAAAAGCCAAACGAGATGCCGCTGTCTACAGCACAATTGCGTTTGGTACGCCATGCCGTTGAAGATACGGATACTCCGCTGCAGAGATGGCAGACTGTGCGTGATGCGATTGGGGATCTGCCAAATCCAGCCGATGCGCATAGTTCTTGCGCTTTTTACAATCATGAGTTCCGGGACGGTGCCCGGATTTATGCGGGACATTCGGGAAGTAAAATGGACGAACCTTCTAAAACCATTAAAGCCGGCGCACACGGTGTTCCCGGTGGCGAAAATATGGTTGTTCTGGACGACGGCAGTGTTCGCTACTACACGGTTCGGGAAAGTGCAAGGATACAAACCTTCCCAGACGACTACATCTTTAGTGCATCCTGGACGGAAAGCATGAGGCAAATTGGAAATGCAGTTCCCGTGAAATTGGCAAAAGCAGTCGGTGACTCCGTTATTACACAGATGAAAGGACTGGTGAAACACAATGGCTAAGAAATCAGATTATCCAGTATTTGATCCCTTCAATCCTCTGGACAAACGGCACCTGGGTGCAAGTGTAGCAAATGCTCTTTTGGAGTCTGAAGTTTATCCGTTGCCGCCGAAGCCATTCATCGGGGCCGGAGTCTATGCGCTGTATTATTTGGGTGACTTCCCCGCTTATGAAGTTCTCGCAGAAGTGAATCGCAACGGCCAATATGCCTGCCCCATTTATGTGGGAAAGGCAGTCCCCGATGGCGCACGGAAAGGCGGACAGGGAGATGATGTTGATCCCGGAACCGCTCTGTTCAAACGGCTTACAGATCACGCAAAATCAATAGATGCGGCAACGAATCTAAAATTGGAAGATTTCCGGTGCAGGTTTCTTTCCGTAGATGACATTTGGATTCCTTTAACAGAATCCTTGTTGATTGAACGGTTTAAACCTGTGTGGAATCGCATCTTGGATGGATTTGGAAATCACGATCCTGGTAAAGGCAGACATAGGGGCAGGATGCCTCTTTGGGATTGCTTACATCCTGGCCGTGCCTGGGCAGAGCGGCTCCAGCCCTGTGCTTTTACTGCAGAAGAACTGGACCAACGAGTCAGAGAATATTTGAGCGATGCATTATTGTAAGGCTATCGATGTATTGCCAATTGGCGAATGACAGTTAAATATCAACGGCATTGGCGCTGAGCGGTGAATTAGAAAAGCCTACATTTTTCACTGTAGGAGGGCGTTCGTGTGAGGAAAAGCCGATCATTCAAGGAATATGTTGAGAATAACCTCGACAATCAGATCTGGAAGGAAATTGAAGAGTTTTTGCATTCGGTTGACCCTTCTGTCCTCGATTTGCGCCTTAACAGAGTCCGCAATGTCGGCGAAATAGAACTTTACGAAACAGAGCTGCAGTTTGTCGATGTGTCTGACCTCCCTGGTTCTGCTATAGAATTTGATGTGGTTATGGACGCTACGCTCATTGTCCATGATGAGGATCGATATCATAACGATGAAACTGAGGCAACTCATCAATGGCTCATGGTTCGCTGCCGTGGCGATCTGGACTGTGGGCTGAGCGACCTGGATATTTATGATGTCCTCGTGTATAACAGCCGTAACCGTCAGAGGCGTCCTATGTCCAATGCGCTCGTGCCAATCATCTATAAAGATAATCTTGAAAAAGAAGCCGAGGCGTTCCTGCGAAAGTACTACAAAGAGGCCCTCCTGCAGCCGATGTGGGTCGATCCATCCGAACTGGCAAAGCGGATGAAACTCACAGTGATTCGGCATCGCATATCGAAGGACATGAATGTTTTCGGGCAGATCTATTTTCGTGAAACGGACGCTAAACTGTATGACGGAGAGAAAGAGGCGGAGACGGTAAAACACGTCATGCCAGGAACCGTTATTGTTGACCCGTCTGTGGCTTTCCAGCGAAATCTTGGAGCTTACAATAATACCATTGTTCATGAATGTGTTCATTGGGAACTTCATAGGAAGGCATTTGCGCTGGAACAGCTATATAACGAGAATGCAAGCCAGATTAAGTGTAAGGTAGTCGGTGGCGTAGAAGGACCGAATAACGACGATACCAAGTGGATGGAGTGGCAGGCAAACGCCCTTGCTCCACGAATCCAGATGCCTCTCGCCATGTTTAAAAAGCAGGCATCCTCTACCATTCGGAAATATCGTGATAAGCTCGGTGTTTTTGAACTATGCGAGGTAATGCCCTACGTCATCGAGGACTTAGCGACATTTTTCATGGTTTCCCGGACGGCGGCAAAGCTGCGCATGATTGATGCCGGGTATGAGGAAGCGGCAGGAGCCTTTATCTACATAGACGGACATTACGTTAAGCCCCACGCTTATAAAAAAGGTTCAATCAAGCGCAACCAGACCTACTCCATTCCGGCGCAGGATGCGGCAATCCAGAGCCTTGTTAATCCAAAGCTGAAAGATGCCGGGCACTATGTTTATATCGATTCGCACTTTGTTCTGAACCATCCAAGGTATGTGTACCAGAATGAAGCCGGCGAGACTTTGATGACCGACTACGCCCGGTATCATGTGGATGAGTGCTGTCTGGCATTTGATCTCTCTATTCGGGGCAAGGTAGAGGAACGCTATCACCGGGAATGCTTTCTGAATCGCGACAAAGGCTCTCCTATCGACTTTGATATCGTGTATAAGGGAGAAAACGGAGAACTTGATGCAGAAAGCAGAAAAAAACTCATCCGTGATACGGTTATGGAGGAAGCCAGAGTATTGGACGGTCTTTCCAACAACTATACGAAAGCATGGAAAGAACTATTGAAATGGAGAGGCATCTCACAGGCAGAACTCTCCCGCCGAACTATGATCACAGAAAAGACTATCGGGCATATCATCAATGGAGATACCATTGGAACTCTCAATAATGTGGTATTGATGTGCCTTGCCGCTCATCTTCCTTGGGATATGAGTGATTATCTGATTCAACGCTCTGGACATAAGCTGTTATGGAACAACAATGACCACAATTGGTATCGGTTTGTGCTGAAGAATATGTACCCAAAATCAATCCCGGAAATACAGGCATTTCTACAGGAGCAGGGTGCGAGTCCGCTGTAAGTCCCCAAAATCCATATTTTAACAGGAGCCAGAGATGAAAATAGAGATTGAAAAGGATTTTCCTCAGTATTTTAAGCCAGCATATCCAGAAGAATTTGAATTGTTTTCCCATTTTGAAGTAACGTCGGGTATACCAAACGTTTTGTTTGCCATCACTACTTGGAAAGAGAACGGCCAACCGAATGTGTGCTTTCATTCGTGGAGTTGCTTTCACGGAGATAAGACCGCTTTCTTTGCTGTGATGGGCAACTTATATCAGCATACTCACACCTATGCTAATATCCAAAGGGAAAAATGTTTTTGCATCAACTTCCTTCCGATAAGTTATTATGATAATTTGGTGAACACCATTCATCATAATGAAATAGACGATGACGAATTTGCAGAAGGGGGTTTTACGGTTTCCAGTGCAAAAACTATTCACGCACCTGTAATCAATGAGGCGTTTCTTACTATGGAATGCGCCCTGAAAGAAGTGCAAGATTTAAGCGATGCGGGAATAACTGCTATGGTGATCGGGCAAGTGCAGCATATTTCTGTGGAGGAAGCGTATGCGCAGGGGTATGAACGGAGATACGGTAAAGACGGATTTATGCTGCTTGTTCCTGCACCGCAGGACCTTATCACCGGGGAGCCAAATCAGTCAGCGATTGCGACAGTGCATATTGAGAAGTATGATTGATTCATGAAAGGAAGTTAAAATTTGAGGAGGAGCCCTATGAGTGAAAATGTACGTCTTGGCGATGGCGTTGTGGATGAAGCAAAAGCTGAGGCTAATAACAGGATAAAAGAACTGGTTAAGATGTCAGTCAATATGTTTTTTGATTATCTGGAGAGTCAGATGAAAGACCTCCCGGATACTATCAAGCGGTTACGCAGTAATCCAGAATTGGAACAGAAAGTAGAGGCATTATGGTCAGAGCAACTTTTTGAAGAAGGCCTTGTTCCTAAAGGATATAGTGGTCTGCCTGATAAGTTGCTGGTTACCAATCTCCATCAGGATGGATATTTGGGTGGGATGTACGTAGGCTATATCCTTGCGATGATGGCGCTGGTGGATAATGGCGCTTCTAAAGACACGATTCTTGCTGTTCGTGATTATATCCGACCGAATTTAATGGGGCACCATTTTGATGACCGGGATGAGTTTATCGGTCAATATAAAAATGAAAAATATAGTTGGGTTGAAAAGGAAAAGGGCTGACCATAGGGATACCCAATAGATAAAGAATGGGATTACAGTAAGTTTTTTTATATTTACACCCGAAAACATGGAAATCCGATTACCATGCTCAAAATAACATGAAAAGTGCCTGACAGAGCCATATGTGACCTTAGCGGTCATGTATGGCTCTATTTTTTTGCCTATTTTTCGGGCCTTTGAGGGCGCAACATGGAAATGTGCTTACAATTCCGTGTCCTGCACGAAGCGGCTAAAATGGAATTATCAAAGGGAACACCTTTGAAATAAATCAAATCCGCTTTGTGAAGTACGCGCGTTAAGCAGAGCGGTGGATACATACGGAAGTCTGAAACTGGCGTTAGTGCGCTGGTTCAGGAAAATCCGATGTCCACCGTTTTCTTGCCATGCCCTCACAAGGCTGCGGGGCCGGTGTGCCATCAGATACGCCGGCTTTCTTCGTGTCCACCGCTCGATGAGCGGTGAAAGGACACGAAATGAAAGTAAATCAGAGTAACACAGAGTCAAAGAAGTTCCAGATCCCGATGGTGGTAACAGATGAGGTCATCCGTGACTTTGGCATCAAGCCGGAGGAAGTCACCTGGCGGCGCATCGGCAACCGCAAGTACCGGGTGGTCATGGTGGACGCAACCGAAGAAGAGTACAAAGCGTATATGGCGCCGATCTGGGCAGAAATCAAACGCGAGGATCGGGAAGGACGGTGCATGGTCAAGGGCAAAAACGGCAAGCTGATCCGCTGTCCGGAAAGCAACCGCTGTGAGGAGTGCAAGCACTTCTCGGAGGCCAGCCGTGAGCGGAACAAGCCCGCCTCCCTCTCTGTCCTGATGGATGAGGGTGCGGAGCCGATTGCTGAAGGGTCATTTGAGGATGATGTGATTTATGAAACCATTCTGGAAGACCTTATCGCCATGCTGACAGAAATCAAGCCGAAGTACGGCAGGATCTTCCGCCTGCTCTACGATGGAGCCACCCAGCAGGAAATGGCGGACGAGCTGGGCATCAAACAGCGCACGGTGTCGGATGACATCAAGAAAATTCGCAGCCTGGTGCAGCCGCTGGTAAAGGACATCTTCAACCGTTAAAAAATGGGCGGTGCTTATCATCACGATAGGCACCGCCTTTTTCAGTCTTTCTTGTAAAACATGGTTTCATAGCCGTCTGCCCGGAGATGCAGCCCCTCTATCCACGGCGGCGTCCTTCCCATCTGATCGCATACGGCGTCCAGGGAGACATCCATGCCGCATTCAATGATCAGCTCATCGTGGACATGGCCGACGATAAAGCAGTGAGACAGCGTCCGTATGGCATACATGAGGATGTCCCTGGAGATGGCCTGGACGATGTTTTCCACAAATTTCGGGCCGTAGGATTCGATGCGTCCCCACTTCTTTGTGCTGCCAACGCCTTCATAGGCGACAGAATCGCCGCCGAACTTGTTTGTCCCCATCTTCGGCTTCACATAGCAGAGCCGACGGCCGGATGGCAGAACGATGAAAAGCATCCCGCTGCGGTAACGGAACCGGATACCGTGCGTCTCTGTGTCAAGCCGCTGGCGGACGGTGGTTTTCACCGCATTGTCCACATCCCACCAAAGCTGCACGATGTTCGGATTGGAGGTGCGCCACGCATCTACAAGGGGCTGGAGTTCCTCCTCGGAAAGCCCCATTTCCAGTGCGCCCATCGACTTTAGGGCGCCCACCGATCCGCCGTATCCCAGGGCAAGTTCGGCGATTTTGCCTTTTTGCCGGAGATGGGCGTTCTGTCCGTGCTTTTCCACCGGAACATGGAACATGGCGGAGGCACTGGCGCAGTAGATGTCGCCGTTTTCCGCAAAGACCTTCAGACGCCAGGACTCGCCGGCCAAAAACGAAAGTACACGGGCTTCGATAGCGGAAAAGTCAGAAACGATGAATTTGTACCCGTCCCTCGGCACAAACGCCGTACGGATGAGTTCAGACAGGACTTCCGGCACGGAGTCATACAGTGCAGAGAGCAGGGCGTAATCGCCTGAACGAACAAGGCTTCTCGCGTCCTCCAGATGTGCCATGTGGTTCTGCGGTAGGTTCTGCAATTGGATCAGCCTGCCCGCCCAGCGGCCGCTTCTGTTCGCACCATAAAACTGGAACATCCCTCTTGCCCTGCCGTCTGCGCATACGGCATTCTGCATTGCCTGGTACTTCTTCACGGAGGATTTGGCAAGCTGCCGGCGCAGCTCCAGTACCTCGGCAAGCTCCGGCGGCGCGGTTTTCAGCAGTTCCTTCACAGCCTTCTTGTCCAGGGAGTCCACCTCAAGGCCATGCTTTGTAAGCCATTCCTTCATCTGCTGGACGGAGTTCGGGTTTTCCAGGGCGGTGAGCTGCCGCATCTTTGCGGAAAGTTCCTCCCTGGAACGCTCATCAATGGCGATGGCCTGTTCCACCAGCACCATGTCAAGCTGTATGCCCCGGTCGTTGATCTCCTGGTCAAGATGATATTCCTCCCACAGGAACTCCGGCACAGGGAACTTCGACAGCTTCTCCTGTATCGCCATTTCAGTTTCCACATCCCGCTTGTTATAAGCGATGAAGGTTGACCACTTCACCGGGTCATGCTCCGGTAGGTTGCGCGTCCTGCCGCCATTGGCCTTGGTAGGCTTGCAGGGGACGCAGAAATAGCGGATGAGCGCCTTGCCCTCAGCCATCTTCTGGTTTTCCAGCTTGAGGACTTTGCCGATCCCCTCCAGAGAGAGGGGCAGCCCCATGTACGCGCCCCATACCAGGGAGCAGCGCCAGGAGGACGGGTCGAGGTAGTTCCGAACGGTATCACCCTCTATGCTGTAGGAGGAGAAGTGCTGCGGATAGTTCCGGCGCAGCCAGACGGAAAGGCAGATCCGCTCGAAAGACGCATTGTACGCCCACTTGATAACGGAATCGTCCGAGAGCGCCCGGATGATCTCTTCCGGCACGGTATCGCCGGATGCCAGGTCATATACGGTGACATCGCCGCCGTCCACGGATACGCCGAAGAGCAGGATTTCAAAATCAGGAGACTCGGCGTATTTATACACGCCGCATTTTTTCAGATCGACACTGGAGAATGACTCAATATCAATTTCTAAACTTGTTATTTCAGCCATGAGTAAAGCCTCCCTTTTCGGATTGCGGAGATGACGCTTTGGGAAACGCCATACATCTTTGATAGTTCGCATCCCTTTATTCCACAGTAAAAGCCAAACCGAATGGCCTGCACATCATCAACGGACAGCTTTCTCCAAACCTTTCCTTGCCTATATACATCGAGAATGTTTTCTGTTCGTGTGCCATATCTGAGATTTTCCAGCCGATTATCAGTAGGATCACCATTGTTATGCAAGACCTCCATCCCATCTGGCGGCGCCCCGACGAAAGTCAGCATTACTAATTGATGAACAGGGCGGCCGGGTGTTCCACGTCCAAGTATTACAGATACATGGCCGCTTTTACAAAATTGCCCTGGCCTTAAAACTCGCCCCTTCACATTTCGATAAAATTCTTTACCCGTAAAATGGCATACGCCGCGAACTTTCTGGTCTAAACTACGGATTCTGCCCATATCACTTGCCTGATATTTTCCTTCATAGCCAGGGATGTCTTTCCATGTTTCCAAACTTATCACCTCCATAAGAAACAGGCGGCAGGGGTTCTGTTCCTGCCGCCCGGTGCGCATTGTTTATTTCTCCGGCTGTTTTGCCGCCTGGCGCTTTTTCTCCCTGCGCTTCTTGAACTTTGTCCAGCACCAGTGCAGGAACTCGGAGATCCAGTATGCGATGCCGCTGATGGCAAGCCCGTACAGGATAAAGAAGACCGCAATCACGTCCACTTGCTTTGCAAACTCATAAAGCTCTGTCATATCCATTTACCTCGCATTTTCTTTGAATGGGCGGGCGGCAGCGGTGACTGCCGCCCAGTGTTGTCTCAGGAAAGATAATCGTCATCGTCCTCGGTGGAAAAATCATCCTCGGCACGGCTCTTGCCGCCCAGCGGCTCCCCATCGGAGATCTTCTGCAGGTTGTTCAGCCCGCAGGCGATGCCCCGGTTGCCATTGGAGTTAAAGGCATACAGGTTAATGCTGGCCCTGCCGTACACGCCGGAGTACACCTCGGAACGCTCCAGGATGGGGTTCAGGTCCGCATCCACAATGCCGGGTGCGGTGGCAGAGTTGGCGTTAATGAAGTACGCATCCGCATAGACCGGATCATCGGGACGCTCCACATCACCGTCACGCAGCGGGGTCTTGATGACCGAAAGGGCGGGGACGGTCTTGCCGTTGCCCTTCAGCTTGGACTCGCCCTCCTCATAGGCCGCCTGGATTGCCGCCTTGATGGCTTCCACGGTCTTCTTGTCGGACTTCGGGATAATCAGGCTGACGCTGTACTTGGGCGTGCCGCCGTTGATGCTCTTGGGGTCCCAGACATTCGCATAGCTCCAGCGGGTTCTGGGGCCGGTAATTACCTTCGTCTTATTTACGATCTTTGCCATAGTTGTTGTCCTCCTCATTTTCTTTGAAATCGTTAATGGCTGTGTTCATGGCCGGGCGCTTATCGCTCTCCGGCACAAGTACGGGTTTGCCGGGCGGTTTGTAGACAAGGCCGCCGAGCAGCTCTTCAAACTTCTTCCGGCCGAGGGTCTGACTCATGGCCGTGATGCCAAGCAGTCTCTTCTCATAAGGCTCGTAGCCGGCATCCTCCACCGCTTTGGCGACTGCAGCCTCATCGGTGTACTTCCGGTTGGAACGGCCCTCGACCACTTTGAATCCTGTGAACTTCGTCCCGGAGAGGGCTTTCTGCAGGGCATAGTCCTTGATGTCTCCAGCCCAGGAGACCAGCTCGTCCGCTTTGGTAAGAATAGCGGCGACCTCATCATCTCCCAGGAGCGCGGGCATCTCGAAGTCATACTGCGCCAGTTCCAGGTTGTATTCCGCCCGCTTGCGGCAGTTGACCTTTGCCTTGCAGAACTGGCAGTGGTCGCCGGCTTTGAACTCACCCTTGCCCTCGTATGCCAGCTTTGCGGCAGGGGCAAGCACGGTCTCTGCCCAGGACAGGAGTTCTTCCCGGCTCATGGTGTATGTGCTGACGTTCTCCCGGCGGGGCTGGTAGATGGTCAGGCTGACCTGCGCGATATCGTAAATGCCATCGAACAGGTCGAGGGCGCCCAGTGCGTAACAGGAAAGCTGGCTGTTCTTCTCCGCCGACACCAGGACGCCAAGCCCGTGCTTGTAGTCAATGATGTGGAGAAGCCCGTCCGAGACGATGACACAGTCCCCGGTGCCGAAGCTGCCCTCGATCCCTACATAGCGGGAATAGTCGAGCCGCTGTTCCACAAGTACCAGCGGGTCGGCGCAGCGTTCCCTGGCCTTTGCCACTTCCTCCATTACGAAGGCGCAGTATCCATCGGCGCAGTCCTCCATCTCCTGGGAGTAGTAGGTCAGGTTCTCCGTGGGGTCCTTCACCCTGCGGCCGAGGGCTTTTTCTACCTTATAGGCGCACAGCTCATGGCAGTCGGTCCCCTCCTGGGCGTATTCGCTGGGCTTGTCCGCATACTCCTCGCAGAGCCGTGCCGATGGCGGGCAGTTGATCCACCTGTGGCTTGCGGAGGCGGAAAGGAAGGAATGCTTACCCATCGTTTCCCGCCTCCGGCTTTCCGAGCGCATCCGCTTCCTTCAGAAGCCCTTCAAATTTAGAAGGGTCAATGTCCGACAGCTTCCTCGCTCCATACTTCGTGATGAGGGCTTTCACCTCTGCCGAGTACCCTGCCTGGGCGATCACCGTCATGCGGTGGCGCACCTCCTCGAGGGTGAGTGCTTTCGGATTCTCCTTCGGCGGCGCATCCTCCGCCGCCTGGGAAGAAAACATCCCCGCCAGCGTATTGGCGATTCCGATGATGGTTTCCCCGCAGGAGCGCAGCTCCTTAATCTGTAAGTCCAGGTCGCTCATTTTCCCCATCCGGCGTTCCTCCTTCCTGATTTGCCGTCTGCAGCTTTCTGGCGAGACGCTTCGCGATCACGCTGATGGCGATCAGCACATCAGCGAGTTCCTCGTCAAGCTGCCTGTCTCTGGTTGTCTCTGTGTTTTCCTGCATCCGCAGCACCTCCGTTTCCGAGCGGCTTTCCTGCCCCTCTGTCTCTGAAAGGACAGAACCGGGATTTTTCAGCGGAGAAAAATTTTGCCGTCCCTGTGCCTCTCACTTCTGAAAGGACAAGGACGGCAGTTTTTAGCGGTACTTTTAGCGGAAAATCTGACAGCGGCAGTTCGCACTTAATAGGAAACGAAAAAAGTCCGGGCACCCACCGCTGAAACGGAGGGTTTCTGTCCTTTCACAGTTAGAGAGGTGTAAGCCGCTCAATTTTCAGAGAAAGGACGGAAACAGACTATGGGAACAGCGAAATCAAAAGGCCTGCCGCACTGCTCTGCACACAGGGACTGCTTTGCCAATAGGGACGGTGTGTGCGTCTGCCTGGGTGACAATGACTTCCACGGGAAGGACTGCCCGTTTTTTAAGACCACGGCGCAGTGTGACGCAGACAGGCAGAAAAGTTACGAGCGGCTGGTCAGCATCGGACGGGACGATCTGATCGAGCGGTATCAAGTGAGGGGTGTGTATGGGAGTTAGTAAATATAACAGTGAAGGCTACTATGACCCAACGGCCTATGAAGCCCTCACGAAGGTTACTCAGGAGGAAAAGGCGGCGAGATACCGGCCGCTGGTGTATATCTGCTCCCCGTACTCCGGGGACACAGAGAGCAATACCGAAAAAGCAAGGCGGTACAGCCGCTTTGCCGCAGACGCTGGCACGATCCCCATTGCGCCGCATCTGCTGTTCCCGCAGTTCTTATCGGAAGAAACGGAACGGGAGCTGGCGATCTTTATGGATCTGGTGCTGCTGGGCAAGTGTGAGCAGCTCTGGGTGTTCGGCGGCGAGGTGTCCGATGGGATGCGCCGGGAGATCGGAAAGGCGAAACAGAAAAATATGACGATCCGTTATTTTACGGAGGATATGGAGGAAACGGAATGCAGATGACGATTTATGACGCCGTGACGGTGGGGAGCCGGTCAAACTGCGTGTATCCGAATTCCGTGACGGTCACGGATGCGGACACCATGCGGCAGGCGGCGGCCTTCGACCATGTGTGCGCGGCATATAAGCAGAACTACCGCAGCGTAGACAATTTCCTAAAAGCGGACTGTCTGCCGATGGACTGTGATAACGACCACTCGGACGATCCGGACGACTGGCTCACGCCCTTTGACGTGGCGATGGACTTTCCGGGCGTGGGGATGATCTTTGTCTACAGCAGGAGCCACATGAAGCAGAAAGGAAAACGCGGCCCCAGGCCCCGGTTCCATGTGTATTTTATCTGTACGGAGACAACAAATTCAGAGATTTACAGCTCATGGAAAGACAGATTGATTGCCGATTACCCTTATTTCGATGATGGGGCCAAGGACAGCGCCCGGTTCCTGTTTGGGGTAAAGAACGCGGTGGTCGAGGTGTATGACGGCGAGATTACCATTGATGAGTTTCTGGAGGACCGCTTTGCAGAGTGGGACGCGGCGCAGGGGCAGATCCCGGAGGGTTCCCGGAACAAGACCATGTCCCATTACGCCGGACGGATCATCAAGCGGCTGGGGAATACGGAGGAAGCCCATAAGCAGTTTCTGAAAGAAGCGGAAAAATGCAGCCCGCCGCTGGATGATGCGGAGCTTGCGGGTATCTGGGCCAGCGCCGTGAAGTTCGGTGCGAAGGTAGCCGCCCAGGAGGGATATATCCCGCCGGAGCAGTATAACCAGGACTTCCTTCTCATGCCGGAGGATTTTTCAGATGTAGGCCAGGCCATTGTGCTGTCAAGGGAGTACATGAATCGGCTCCGCTTCTCCCCGGCTACGGACTACATCGTGTTCAACGGCTCGTTCTGGGAAGAATCCCAGCCTAACGCCCAGGGCATTGCCCAGGAGCTGACCGCAAGACAGCTTGAGGAAGCGGAAACAGAGATACAGCGGTGTATGAAGGAGATGTCGGAAAACGGCGCGTGGGCCATGCTCGCCGCGATGGGCGCCAAGAAAGCGATGGCGGCGTTCAGCGAAGCCCAGCGGCGCTCCTTTGAAAAGTATGAGCGGGCGGAAACCTATCGGAAGTACGCCATCAAGCGCCGGGATACGAAATACATCTCGGCGGCGTTAAAGGAGGCCCGCCCGATGATCCAGATCGAGCAGCATGTCCTGGACGCGGATGAGTTTTTACTGAACCTGCCGTCCGGCACCTGCGATCTGAGGACGGGGGCTGTTCGGGAACACAACGCCCAGGACTATATCACGAAGCAGACGGCGGTGGACCCGTCCGGGGATGGCATGGATGTCTGGGAGGACGCCCTCCAAACCTTCTTCCAGGGGGACGCCGACCTGATCCGCTATGTGCAGGAGATCGTGGGGCTTGCCGCTATCGGCAAGGTCTACATTGAAGCGTTGGTCATTGCCTATGGCGAGGGCAGGAACGGCAAGTCCACCTTCTGGAACACTATCGCCCGTGTGCTTGGCACCTACTCCGGCAATATGTCCGCAGACACCCTGACCGTGGGCTGCAAGCGCAACGTGAAGCCGGAACTGGCGGAAGCCAAGGGCAAGCGGATGATCATTGCCGCCGAGCTTGAGGAAGGGATGCGCCTGAACACCTCCAACGTTAAGCAGCTCTGCTCCACGGATGAGATCTATGCGGAGAAAAAGTACAAGGCGCCGTTCTCCTATGTCCCCACCCACACGCTGGTGCTGTACACCAACCATCTGCCAAGGGTCGGGGCCATTGACCAGGGTACCTGGCGGCGGCTCATCGTGATCCCCTTCAACGCCAAGATTGAGGGCAAGGCTGACATCAAGAACTATTCGGACTTCCTGTTCAAAACGGCGGGCGGCGCTGTGCTTTCGTGGATCATCGAGGGCGCAAAGCGCGTCATTGCCAGCGATTACAAAATCGTCCAGCCCAAGGTAGTGCAGGACGCCATCCAGAAATACAAGGAGAACAATGACTGGCTGGCCCATTTCCTGGATGACTGCTGTGAGGTAGGGGACGATTTTGAAGCAAAATCCGGGGAGTTTTATAACGCCTACAGGAGCTACTGTCTGCAGATGGGCGAATACACCCGGAGTACGACTGATTTCTACTCCGCGCTGGAATCCACGGGAGTGGTGAGAAAACGTACCCGCACAGGCGTGATCATTTACGGGCTTAAACTCAAATCGGAGTTTGAGGGTTAACAGGTGTGTAGGTCATGTACCTCTCTGCCAGAGTTGCTCTAAGGAGATAAAAAAACAATATATAAGAGAGAATCGGGGGAAGAGGTACATGACCGTCACACAGAAAAAACGGAGGTTGAAAATGCTTTTTTACACATGGATGATAAAAACCTACTTAAAGGACAATTCCACCAAGGGGCTTCTTGCCAGGAGCATGAAAGCAGAAGGAAACGGATTCCCTAAAAGGCGGCGCTTAAAAACGCTGGTCGGGTATCTTGAGTCTCGCGGCGCAAGCCAAGAAGTCATGGATGCCCTTGTGGCGTGTTGGGAGGAATATGAAAACCATGAGAGAGAAAGCCATCGAACAAAAGCTGGTTAAAGCGGTCAGGGCGAAAGGCGGGATTGCGCCGAAGTTCGTGTCGCCGGGATTTTCCGGGGTTCCCGACCGCCTTATCCTATTGCCGGATGGGAAATGCGGCTTCGTGGAAGTAAAGGCCTCTGGCGGGAAACCACGGCCGCTGCAGGAGTCAAGGATACGCCTTTTACGGCGGCTGGGGTTTCTGGCATTCGTCCTGGATGACGAGAGCCAGATCCCGCACATTATTTCAGAGATTGGAGGTGATGCCGAATGAAGTTCATACCACATGATTATCAGCAATATGCTATCGAGTATATCGAAAGCCATACCGTTGCTGCAGTCTTGTTAGATATGGGCTTAGGTTGAGCAAGACGGCAATCACGCTGACGGCGTTGTACGACCTGCTGTTCGACTACTTCGAGATTACCCGCGTTCTGGTAATCGCGCCGCTGCGGGTGGCGAGGAATACCTGGCCCCAGGAGATTGAAAAGTGGGACCATCTGAAAGATGTCCGCTATTCCGTGGCGGTCGGCACGGAAAAAGAGCGGCTGGATGCATTCCGCAGGGATGCGGATATCTACATCATCAACCGGGAGAATGTCCAATGGATGGTGGAGAATGTCCCCTTTGAATTTGACGCCATCGTGGTGGACGAGCTTTCGTCCTTCAAGAACTGGAACAGCAAGCGGTTCAAATCGCTGATGAAGGTGCGCCCCAGGGCAAAGCGCGTCATTGGCCTTACGGGTACCCCGTCCGGGAACGGGCTGATGGACCTGTTCGCCGAGTTTAAGGTGCTGGATATGGGACAGCGATTGGGGCGGTTTATCACCAAGTACCGCCAGGACTATTTTCGGCCGGATCGGATGAACGGTCAGGTGGTGTATTCCTATAAGCCTCTGCCGGGAGCAGAGAAACGGATCTATGACAAGATCTCCGATATTACCATCTCCATGAAAGCCGCCGACCACCTCAAGATGCCGGAACTTGTAAACAGCGAGTACCGGGTGTACATGGAGGAGTCGGAACGAGCCATTTATGATGAGATGTGCGAAGATCTGGTGGCACAGCTTGACAAGGGCGAGGTGACGGCGGCAAATGCCGGAGTGCTGTCCGGAAAACTCTGCCAGATGGCAAATGGGGCGGTCTATACGGATGACGGGGATGTGGAATATATCCACGACCAGAAACTGGACGCCCTGGAGGACATCATCGAGAGCATGAATGGAAAGCCCCTGCTGGTGGCCTACTGGTACCAGCACGACCTTGACCGCATCGAGGATCGGCTGCGGATGCGGAAAATCGGCTTTGCAAGGCTGGACTCTAACGCCAGCATCGCAAAGTGGAACCGGGGAGAACTTCCTGTGGCGCTGATCCATCCCGCTTCTGCCGGTCACGGGCTGAACCTTCAGAGCGGCGGCTCCACCCTCTGCTGGTTTGGCCTCACCTGGAGCCTGGAACTGTACCAGCAGACGGTGGCGCGGCTTTACCGGCAGGGGCAGGCGTCCAAGACCGTGGTCATACCGCACATCATCACGGACGGCACCATTGATGAGCGCATTATGAAAGCCCTGCAGTATAAGGACAGGACACAGTCGGCGCTGATCGATGCGGTCCGGGCAAACCTAAGAAAATGAGAGTCAATCAAGGCAAATCCGAGGGAAGAAATTTCTTTTTCGGAGGTAGTGCCTATGAACAAGCAGCAGACGGAAATGAAGGAGTACCTTTCCCAGGCGTTCCGCATTGACCAGCGGATACAGAGCAAGATGGAGCAGGTGGCGTCACTGAATGACCTCGCCACACGGGCAACCGCGACCTATTCGGATATGCCCGGAAGTGAGACGAGGAACCTCCACCGCATGGAGGACGCCATCCTTTCCATCATTGAGCTGGAAGCAGAGATCAATGGGGACATCTGCAAACTGGTGCAGACGAAAAAAGACATCGTCCATAAAATCAAGGCTGTCCAGAACACGGAGTACCAGACCCTTCTGGAGCTGCGGTATCTGTGTTTCAAGTCCTGGGAGCAGATCGCCGTGGACATGGGATATGAACTTCGGTGGCTGTACCGTCTCCATCACAGGGCGTTGGACGCCGTCTCTGAAATAAGCCACTAAAAGCCACTGCAATGCACCTTGTCCCTGTGATATAGTTAGAATCAGAAAAACAGGACAAGGAACGAGCCTTGCGGGAGCAATCCTGCAGGGCTTTTCTTATGCCCTGAAGGGAGATGAAACGATGCCGAAGAAACCCAAACGCCCATGCTCCTACCCCTGCTGTCCCAACCTCACGGATGGGCAGTACTGCAAGGAGCATGAAGCAGCCGCCCGCAGGCAGTACAACAAGTACGAACGCGCCCCGGACATAAATAAGAAATACGGCAGAGCCTGGAAGCGAATCCGTGACCGCTACGCTGCGGCGCATCCTCTCTGCGAGATGTGTCTTAAGGAAGGACGGCTGACACCCGTGGATGAGGTACACCACATCGTTCCTATCTCTCAGGGCGGTACTCATGCAAGGGACAATCTGATGAGCCTTTGCCGTTCCTGCCACACCAAGATCCACCACGACCTTGGCGACCGGTAGGGCGGTCAAAATCTCTGCGGGTTCTGTATGCGGGCAGCGGCCTGGGGCTTCGTGCGCGAAAAAGGCGAAATCAAAAGGGTAATTAAGGGCGGCCGGCTGCGGCTGCTTATTTTTTGAGGAAAGGGGTGAGAAAATGCCGACAAAATCCAATAACACAGGTGGGCGCGGCGGCGCGAGACCCGGTGCGGGAAGAAAAAAGTCTGCGGTCAAGGAGAAAGCCGAGAACGGCAATCCGGGCGGGCGCAGATTGGAAGTGCTGGACATTCCCGAAGTCGAGGGTGTCGATATGCCAAAGCCCCATGAGTTCCTCTCCGCCGAGCAGCGTGACGGGAGTACGCTCCAGGCGGAAGAAATCTACACGGAAACTTGGGAGTGGTTAAAGAAGGTGGGCTGCGCGGCGAAGGTGTCTCCCCAGCTATTGGAGCGGTACGCCATGTGCAGCGCCCGCTGGATTCAGTGCGAGGAGATGACCAACCGCATGGGATTCCTCTCCAAGCATCCTACCACCCAGAAGCCGATCCCGTCCCCGTTCATCAACATCGGCATCAATTACATGAACCAGGCGGTGCGGCTCTGGAACGAGATCTTCCAGATCGTGAAGGAAAACTGCAGTACCGATTACGGGGAGGTTTCTCCCCAGGATGATTTGATGGAGCGTCTGCTCCGGGCAAGGAAGGGGTGAAGCCATGTTTGAGAAAGTAAATCCGTGTCACCCGGATAAGGTGGCGGACCGTATCGCCGGCGCTCTGGTGGATATGGCGTACAGGAAAGAGGAGAATCCCAGGATTGCTGTGGAAGTCCTCATCGGCCACGGTGTCTGCCACATCATCGCGGAGAGTTCCGTACACATTTCGCTGGGCGAGGTGGACGCTATTGTGAAGCGCATCGGCGGAAACCTGCACACGGATTATGTGGAAGTGCCGCAGGACGGACGCCTTGCCAATAACCAGGCAGAAGGAATCCGCTGCGGCGACAACGGCATCTTCAAAGGGGTGCCGATTACGGAGGAACAGAAAGCCCTCTGCGAAATCGCAAAAAGTGTGTATCACACTTACCCTTCGGATGGGAAGTACATCATAGACGAGGCAAGGCTGATCCTCTGCCAGAGCAATGCGCCCACAGAGGAACTGCAAAAGATGTATCCCACCGCCGAGGTCAATCCCCTGGGCGACTGGACGGGCGGCACAGATGTGGACTCTGGCGCGACCAACCGGAAGCTGGGCAGCGACATGGCCGATTCCGTCACGGGCGGCGGCCTGCACGGAAAAGACCTGTCCAAAGCCGATGTGTCTGTCAATATCTACGCATGGCTGAAGGCACAGGAAACCGGAAGACCGGTAGAACTGTGCTGCGCCATCGGGGATGATACGGTGGACGGTGTTCCCTACGCTGAGATCGTGGAGACTGCCCGGAGATACATCCAGAGCCTTGGTGGTTTTGAGAAATTTGCGGAATGGGGGCTGGTGCGATGAAGACAACGACCGAGATGCAGCTTGTGCCAATCGCCAAGCTGGTACCCTATGTGAACAACGCCCGCACCCATTCCCCGGAGCAGATCACAAAACTGCGCTCGTCCCTCCGGGAGTTCGGCTTTATCAATCCCGTCATCATCGACCGGGATTTTAATGTAATCGCCGGACACGGCAGAATCCTGGCGGCCAAGGAAGAAGGCATCGCTGAGGTTCCCTGTGTGTTTGCCGACCACCTCAGTGAGGCTCAGAAGAAAGCCTATATCATTGCGGACAACCGTATGGCGATGGATGCCGGATGGGATGAGGAACTTCTGCGGGTGGAGATCGAGTCGTTGCAGGGCATGGACTTTGATCCCCTGCTGACCGGCTTTGACGAGAAGGAACTGGCAGACCTGTTTGCGGATGATTCCGGCAGCAAAGCGAAGGATGATGATTTTGACCTGACAGCCGCGCTGGAGAAAGCCTCCTTTGTGGAGCAGGGCGATGTTTGGACGGTGGGCCGTCACCGCCTTGTATGCGGGGACGCTACCTCCGCCGAGGATGTGGCTCTGCTCATGGAGGGCAGGAAGGCCAACCTTATCGTGACGGACCCGCCCTATGGCGTCTCCTTCAAAAGTTCCAGCGGTCTGACCATCCAGAACGATTCCATGAAGAACGAGGAATTTTACAGCTTCCTTCTCTCCGCTTTCAAGTGCATGGCAGATCATCTGGAGAAAGGCGGCGCGGCCTATGTGTTCCATGCGGACACCGAGGGGCTGAACTTCCGAAAGGCGTTCATTGACGCCGGGTTTCATCTGGCTGGCGTGTGTATCTGGGTGAAAAACTCCCTGGTGCTGGGGCGCTCCGACTACCAGTGGCAGCACGAGCCTGTGCTGTACGGCTTCCTGCAGAACGGCAAGCATCCCTGGTACTCCGACCGCAAGCAGACCACCATCTGGAATTACGATAAGCCAAAGCGCAACGCCAACCACCCGACCTCCAAGCCGCTGGACCTGCTGGGTTATCCCATCAGCAACTCCACCCAGGAGAATGCCGTGGTAATTGACACCTTCGGCGGCAGCGGCTCTACCATGATGGCCTGTGAGCAGATGAACCGGGTCTGCTGCATGATGGAGCTGGATGAGAAGTACGCATCGGTCATCCTCCGCAGGGCCGTGGAGAACGGCATCCCGCCGGAGGATATTTTTGTGGAGAGAAATGGGGAGCAGATTCCATACTCCGCTCTTGTGAAGGAGGTGCAAACCTCTTGAATCCTATATATAACCATAGTAGAGAGCCGGACAGAGCCGACAGGGATACACCAAAACCACAAAAACTGACTCTTGGCAGCCTGTTTGACGGTTCCGGTGGTTTCCCTCTGGGCGGCTTGCTTTCCGGCATTACCCCTGTGTGGGCTTCGGAGGTCGAACCGTTTCCCATCCGGGTGACTACAAAACGCCTGCCGTTTATGAAGCATTACGGCGATGTCTCCCGGATGGATGGCGGGAAGATCGAGCCGGTGGACATCATTACCTTCGGCTCGCCCTGCCAGGATATGAGCATCGCGGGTCGGCGGGAAGGATTGGACGGCTCCCGCTCCAGCCTTTTCTATGAAGCCGTCCGGATCGTAAAGGAAATGAGGTGTGCAACTGATGGCAGATATCCGAGGTATATCGTCTGGGAGAACGTCCCCGGCGCGTTCAGCTCCAACAAGGGCGCGGACTTCCAGTCTGTCCTTGAAGAAATCTGCTCGGTCAAAGGATACAAGATTGATCCTGCTCGACCTGAGAGATGGGCAAATGCCGGGGAAATCGTGGCAGACGATTTCAGTCTCGCATGGCGTGTATTTGATGCGCAGTACTGGGGAGTCCCCCAGCGCAGAAAACGCATCTACCTTGTCGCAGATTTTACAGGCGGGAGTGCCGGAAAAATACTATTTGAGTCCGAAGGCGTGTCTGGGTATACTCCGCAGGGCTTCCGCCCGTGGCAAGGAACTGCCGGAGCTTTTGCGGAAGGCACTGGAGCGTCAGGCTGCGTCTGCTTAAACGACCAGGGCGGCAGATGCATGGATGTGACGGAGGATGTGGCGGCAACGCTCCGGGCGGAAAACCACGGACATCCTCCCTGTGTGGTGGGGGCGGCCGGTTTCTGTACCGAGCATTCCGCACAGGCAAGGGGCATCGGGTATGAGGAGGAAACCTCGCCCACCCTCCGTGCCGGTACAGTGCCGGCGGCGGTCTATGAGAACCATAGCCAGGACACCAGATACACCGGCCCGCTGGAGACAGCGCCCACAGTCAACGCAACCTACGGCATGGGCGGGAATAACCAACCTTTTGTGGTGGAGACGCCCAAGACACTGAAGATCCGCTCCGGTTGCGAGGGCGGCGGCAAGGGCGCGCTGATCCAGGATAATAAATCCGCCACTCTCGGCTGTAACAATGACCAGGCTCTGTTCGTGCCGTTTGTGAAAGGTACCCGCCCACATTCTTCCGATGAGGGGCAGCAGTGGAAAGCATCCGATGTGGCGAATACGCTGAATACTTACGATATGGGAGAGGCCCGGTGCAATGAACTGGCGGTTAGGGTTTACGGTATCTGCTCCAAGGACAGCAACGCCATGAAATCCGAGAATCCGAAGAGCGGCTTCTACGAAGCGGAAACTTCCAGATGCCTGGATGCGAACGGCGGAAATCCCACCTGTAACCAGGGCAGCATGGCCGTGGTGGCCCTGCAGGGTTCCATGATTGGCAGGGCGGATAAGAACGGTCCCCAGGGAAGCGGCGTGAACGAAGATGTGTCTTTCACGCTGGACGCTGCCGACCGCCATGCGGTGGCTTACTGTATGACCACCGGTACTTACACCCAGACGCTTAAAGAACAATCCCCGACTTTGATGGCGAGGGACTATAAGGACCCGCCTGTAGTGAACGAGACAGAGCCGGAATACATTGTCCGCAGGCTGACGCCCACCGAATGCGCCAGACTGCAAGGGTTCCCGGACTGGTGGTGCGCTGGGCTTGGGACAGACGAGCCGACCGAGGATGAGATCGAGTTCTGGACAGAGGTGTTTGAGACACACCGCTCCGTCATTGGGAAGTCCTCCAGACCCAAGAGCCGGAACCAGATCATCAAGTGGCTGAAGAATCCCCACTCCGACAGTGCGGAATATAAAATGTGGGGCAACGGCGTGGCACTCCCCAACGTCTATTTCGTGCTTTCCGGGATCGTGTACTATGCACAGTTTTCGGAAGGATAAATTGGTTTCTATTCTACAGAGAAATGTGCGAAAACCGCTTGCTATTTCAGGGTTTCAGAGTGATTAATGTACTACCAAAAAACAAAGGAGGTTTTCGCACATGGAAATCAGATACAATGTGACGGGCGCCAAGCGCAAAGAACTGGTAAAGGTCATCGCCGATGCCACCGGCGCCAGGGCGGAATACAAGTTCATGTCCACCTGCAATTACGAGATTGGTTATTTCACGGTCACCAAGGATGGGACGCTCCTATTTGACGACCGTGCCGACAGCGAGAAAGTCGAACGGGTGCTGGAAGCCATCGCCGCCGCCAGCTTTGAATGTGAGCCGCAGGACGGCGGTGAGCAGCCCTTCGGGGAGGAAAACAAGGAAGCAGCAGAAGCCGCCGACACGGCGCCACAGGAGGAAAACGTGGGGCTTACGGTGGAAATCCCGCTGGATCGGGTGTCGGTGGGCAACCTTACCAAGTTGTTGGACGCCAAAGGGAATCTGATACGGAAAGCCCTGGGCATCACCGACCTTCGCATTGAGGTGCTGGATGACCGGGTGGCGTTCCCCTGGTTCTCTCAGGTAGATGCGGATTCCTCAGCCGCCTACACCCACTTCATCTCCGCGCTTTGCGAGATGAGCAGGAATGCTAAGCGGGTGACAGCGACCGAGAAACCGGTGGATAACGAGAAATATGCCTTCCGCTGCTTTCTCCTGCGCCTGGGTTTCATCGGCAGCGAGTACAAGATGGAACGCAAAATTCTGCTGAAGAACCTGACCGGTTCCTCGGCCTTCAAGAACGGGGGTGTGAGCCATGAAGTTTCCAAGTAGAGAGATTGTGGAGCGCATCCGCCGTGAATACCCCGCCGGCACCAGTGTGGAACTGGTGCGGATGGATGATGTGCAGGCTCCGCCTGCCAGCACAAAAGGCACCGTCAAAGGCGTGGATGATACCGGATCCCTCCTCATGCGCTGGGACAACGGCAGCGGCCTGAACGTGGTCTATGGGGAGGACGTTGTGAAAAAGGTGGGTGACCGCCATGCCGAATAACATTCTGAAGGACTTCTTCTATGGGAACATCAATCCGAATGAAAAGCAGTTTGACCGTAATTCGGAGTATGGAAAGGCTGCCGCTGGTCTGGCTGATGAAGAAGAAAAACTCCGATCCATGCTGGATCAGGAGGCAGCCACAGTCCTCGATAAGATGATTTGCCTGCAAGCCGCCATTGCGGGTATGACCGCCGAGGAGTACTTCATCGACGGGCTGCGGACGGGATTCCGCCTGGCTCTTGCTATCCTTGATGAGGAGGAAAACGGCCTTCTCAAGCCAATATCGGATGGCGGCAAACAGCCATGAACTACACAATATCCTGCGGTCATCTTTGTGTAATATATAACGCGAAATGAACTTGCTATTATCCTCTTTTAGAGCGAATATGTGTACACCGAAAGGGAAAACACACAGCCGCGAGGCAGAAAAACGGAGGATTTCAGAATGAACGAGAAAACAGCAAGGCAGATTGCAGAGATGAAGAACCAGACCATCGGGGTCGAGGTCGAGATGAACAGCATCACCCGCCAGAAGGCAGCGAAGGTTGCCGCCGCCTACTTCGGCACAGGCAGATACGAGAACACCGTCGGCCGCAACGGGTACAGCACCTGGTCGGCTTGGGATGCAGATGGGCGCGAGTGGAAATTCCAGAAGGACGTTTCCATTGCGGGGCCGGACGAGCAGAAATGCGAACTGGTCACCCCGATCCTGACCTACGGCGACATCGAAACCCTGCAGGAGCTTTGCAGACAGCTTAGACACGCAGGTGCCAAGAGCGATGCCTCCAGAGGATGCGGAGTCCACATCCACATCGGGGCGCAGGGGCACACGCCGCAGAGCCTTCGGAACCTTGCCAACATCATGGCGAGCCATGAAAGCCTGATTGCCGAGGCGCTGAAGCTCGACCAGGGACGCATGAGCCGCTACTGCCGCACGGTAGACCCTCGGTTTTTGGAGCAGGTCAACCGCAGGAAGCCCCGCTCGATGGCGCACCTTGCGGACATCTGGTACACCAGCAACGGCGCAAGCTACGGCAGGAGCCACCACTACAACGACAGCCGCTACCATATGCTCAACCTCCATGCCACCTTTACCAAGGGGACGGTCGAGTTCCGGCTCTTCCAATTCGATGAGCCGACCGCAGAGCGCAGGGGCGGCATCCACGCAGGGCAGCTTAAGAGCTACATCCAGCTTTGCTTGGCCTTAAGCCAAATGGCGAAGATGGTGCGCACTGCCAGCCCCAAGCCCCAGCAGAACGAGAATCCCAAATACGCCATGCGCACCTGGCTCCTCCGCCTGGGCTTCATCGGCGAGGAGTTCGCAACGGCCAGGGATTTCCTGACCCGCAACCTGATCGGGGACACCGCCTTCCGGCACGGCAGAGCCGCCGCTTGAAGGATTCGCAGGAGTTAGCCTCCTGCCACCTTACCCCTGACCGCTTCGGCGGTCTTAAGGTGGTAGAAGGGTAACCCCTTCGGAAAGGATGGATACCATGAAAGAAAAAAGATACTACATCGCTTACGGCAGCAATCTAAATGTCCCGCAGATGCGGATGCGCTGCCCCCACGCCACGATCCTCGGCACGGCAAACCTGAAAGGCTGGGAACTGCTATTTAAGGGAAGCAAGACCGGCTCCTACCTGACCATTGAGGAGCGCAAAGGCGGCATGGTCCCCGTGGTGATCTGGGAGGTGACGGCGACCGATGAAGCTGCCCTCGACCGCTACGAGGGATTCCCCAATTTCTACTACAAGCGGGATATTAAACTCCAGTACAAAGGCATCCGCACCGGGAAACGTAGGACGGTGACGGCTTTTGCCTACATCATGCATGAGGATAGGCCGGTTGGGGTTCCGAGCAATCTTTACATGAGAACCTGCTTGGAAGGATATGATATTTTCCACTTTGATAAGAACATCCTGGTTGACGCCTACGATAAATGCAGGGAGGTATGCGGTTATGAAGGATAACATTACGAGAATGGCGGTCTGCCCGCTTTGCGGCAGGGTCTACCACGGCGCTCCGGCGCTTTCGCGGGAGGATAATGAAACGCTCATCTGCCCGGACTGCGGCACCCGGCAGGCGCTCCAATCCATTGGCGTGGAGCCGTCAGAGCAGGAGCAGATCATTGAGACGATCCACCGGCATATGGAAAGACTGCCTGGTTGAAAACTAACAACATTCCTGTATAATAAAGATGTCTTGATAGAGACAAATCGGAAATTGGCAGTGAGGTGAGGCAAGTTGCAATACAAAGAATACGGTAAACAGAATCGAGATGTGATTATTCTTCTGCATGGCGGCGGCTTGTCATGGTGGAATTACCGAGAAGTGTCTGAACGACTTCAAAATGATTTTCGGATAATTATCCCGATATTGGATGGTCACGCAGGAAGCGATGAAAATTTCACAACAATCGAAGACAATGCCGCTGAAATCATTTCTTTTATTGATAGGAACTTTGGAGGTTCGGTATTGCTGATTGGCGGGTTATCTCTCGGCGGTCAAATATTACTTGAAATGTTATCTCGGCGAAAAGACCTTTGCCGTTTTGCAATGGTCGAGAGCGCAGCGGCTATTCCATCCAAACTAACTTATTCGTTGATTAAGCCGGCATTTGGAAGCTGTTATGAGTTGATTCGGCAAAAATGGTTTTCTAAACTGCAATTTCGTTCACTCCGAATGAAGCCGGAACTCTTCAATGACTATTATCAAGATACTTGCGGCATTACGAAGCAAAATATGATTGCGTTCTTACAAGAAAGTTCTATGTATTTCATGAAGAAGTCTCTTGGAGAGTGCGTGGCAGAAATCCATTTGTTTGTCGGGGAGCGGGAAAACAAACGTATCTTGCTTTCTGCGAGAAAGCTGCATGAAACGCTGGAAAAAAGCAGCATAAATGTCCTTCCAGCTATGTATCATGGAGAGTTTTCCATCAACCATGCCGATCTCTATGTAAAAGAATTGTGTGCCATTGTTAAACAGCATTAACTTCCAGTTTATTGAATGAAAGCAAAAAAACTTTATCAGCATCGGTTAGAAATAGCCGGTGCTATTTTTATGCCATTTTGGAGGTGGTGTCTATGCGAAAACTGAAGAAATACAAGCCCACCAGGTTTATGGCGAAGACCTCGCACTACGATAAGGACGCCGCCGACTATGCGGTCATGTTCATCGAGTCCCTCTGCCATACCAAAGGCACCTGGGCGGGAAAGCCCTTTGAACTGATCGACTGGCAGGAGCAGATTATCCGCGACCTGTTCGGCGTGTTAAAGCCCAACGGCTACCGGCAGTTCAATACGGCTTACATTGAGATTCCCAAGAAACAGGGCAAGTCGGAGCTTGCCGCCGCTGTGGCGCTTTTGCTTCTCTGCGGGGACGGCGAGGAACGGGCCGAGGTGTATGGCTGCGCCGCTGACCGTAACCAGGCAAAGATCGTGTTTGATGTGGCAGTGGACATGGTGCGGTTCTGCCCGGCGCTTTCCAAGCGGGTGAAAATCCTGGAGTCCCAGAAGAAAATTACCTACCTGCCTACCAACAGCTCTTACCAGGTGCTTTCGGCGGATGTGGCGAACAAGCACGGCTTCAATACCCACGGCGTGATCTTTGATGAGCTGCACACCCAGCCCAACCGGAAACTCTTTGACGTCATGCTGCAAGGCTCCGGGGATGCCCGGATGCAGCCGCTGTATTTCCTGATCACCACGGCGGGCAACGACACCAACTCCATTTGTTATGAGGTACACCAGAAAGCCATCGACATTGCGGAAGGCCGGAAGGCTGATCCCACCTTCTACTCTGTCATATACGGCGCTGCCGAGGATGAGGACTGGACAGACCCCAAAGTCTGGAAGAAGGCAAATCCCTCCCTTGGTATCACAGTGGGGATCGATAAGGTCAAAGCCGCCTGTGAATCCGCCCAGCAGAACCCCGGCGAGGAGAACGCTTTCCGGCAGCTCCGGCTGAACCAGTGGGTCAAGCAGTCTGTCCGCTGGATGCCAATGGACAAGTGGGACGCCTGTGCATTCCCGGTTTCTGAGGACGATCTGGAAGGGCGCATCTGCTACGGCGGGCTGGATCTTTCCTCCACCACGGACATCACGGCTTTTGTTCTGGTGTTTCCGCCCCTGGATGAGGAGGATAAATACTACATCCTGCCATACTTCTGGATACCGGAGGAGACGCTTGACCTGCGTGTCCGCCGCGACCATGTCCCCTATGACCTGTGGGAACGCCAGGGGACGCTGATGACTACTGAGGGCAATGTGGTCCATTACGGCTACATCGAGAAATTCATCGAGCAGTTGGGCGAGCGGTTCAACATCCGGGAGATTGCCTTTGACCGCTGGGGCGCTGTACAGATGGTGCAGAATCTGGAGGGCATGGGCTTCACGGTAGTTCCCTTTGGGCAGGGCTTTAAGGATATGTCCCCACCGACAAAGGAACTGATGAAGCTGGTACTGGAGGAGAAAATCGCCCACGGCGGCCACCCGGTGCTGCGGTGGATGATGGATAACATCTTCATCCGCACCGACCCGGCGGGCAACATCAAGGCGGACAAGGAAAAATCCACAGAGAAGATTGACGGCGCAATCGCCACCATCATGGGACTTGACCGTGCGATCCGCTGTGCCAATGATACAGGCGCTTCGGTTTATGACAGCCGGGGCCTTTTGTTTATCTGAAAGGACGGTGATTCGATATGGGTATCTTTTCCGGGCTTTTCCGTTCCAGGGATAAGCCACAGAACCGCACTACGGGCAGCGCCTACAGCTTTTTCTTCGGAGGAAGCACTGCGGGCAAGCGGGTCAATGAACGGTCTGCCATGCAGATGACTGCGGTATACTCCTGCGTCCGAATCCTGGCAGAAGCAGTGGCAGGTCTGCCGCTGCACCTTTACCGCTATAAGGAGGACGGCGGCAAGGAGAAAGCACTTGACCATCCGCTGTATCTGCTCCTGCATGACGAGCCGAACCCGGAGATGAGTTCTTTTGTGTTTCGGGAAACGCTCATGACGCACCTGCTCCTGTGGGGCAATGCTTACGCACAGATTATCCGCAACGGAAAAGGTGAAGTGATTGCTCTCTATCCGCTGATGCCGGACCGGATGACGGTGAATCGTGACAGCAATGGACAGCTTTATTACGAATACACCGTCAGCATGGATGATGCGCCTACGGTCAAAGGCAGTCTTGTCCGGCTGCATCCTTCCGATGTGCTGCATATCCCAGGGCTTGGCTTTGACGGGCTGGTGGGATATTCCCCTATCGCTATGGCAAAGAACGCCATCGGCATGGCGATTGCCTGTGAGGAATATGGGGCGAAGTTCTTTGCCAACGGTGCGGCCCCTGGCGGCGTCCTGGAGCATCCGGGTACCATCAAAGACCCGCAGCGTGTCCGGGAGAGCTGGCAGTCCACCTTTGGCGGCAGCGGCAACAGCAATAAGATCGCCGTGCTGGAGGAAGGCATGAAATACACACCCATTGGCATCTCCCCGGAACAGGCACAGTTCCTGGAGACGAGAAAGTTCCAGATCAATGAGATCGCCCGGATCTTCCGGGTGCCGCCCCACATGGTGGGCGACCTGGAAAAGTCCAGCTTTTCCAACATTGAGCAGCAGTCGCTGGAGTTCGTGAAATACACGCTGGAACCCTGGCTGGTGCGTTGGGAGCAGTCCATCCAGAGGACGCTGCTTTCCCCGGAGGAAAAGAAGCGGTATTTTGCAAAGTTCAACGTGGAAGGGCTGCTCCGGGGCGATTATGCCAGCAGAATGTCCGGCTACGCTACCGCAAGGCAGAACGGCTGGATGAGCGCCAATGACATCCGGGAACTGGAGAACATGGACCGCATCCCTGCTGAGGAAGGCGGAGACTTGTACCTGATCAATGGCAATATGCTCCCGCTTGGAAACGCCGGGGCTTTTGCAAATACCGAAGTTAGCGATGACGGAAAGGAGGAAGATTCCGATGAAGAAGTTCTGGAAGTGGAAGAACCAGGCGGAGGCGGAGACAGCTCCGGCGGAACGGACGCTGTTCCTGAACGGCACCATCGCCGAGGAAAGCTGGTTTGACGATGACGTCACACCCCAGCTTTTCAAAGAGGAACTGATGGCTGGGGACGGAGATATTACCGTCTGGATCAACAGCCCCGGCGGGGACTGCGTGGCGGCGGCCCAGATCTATAACATGCTGATGGACTATCCGCACAATGTCACGGTCAAGATTGACGGCATTGCAGCATCCGCTGCAAGCGTGATCGCTATGGCTGGTACAAAAGTGCTGGTCAGCCCGGTGTCCATGATGATGATTCACAACCCCATGACCGTGGCCATGGGCGATACCGCCGAGATGCAGAAAGCCATCGAGATGCTTGGCAGTGTGAAGGATTCCATCATCAACGCCTATGAGATCAAGACCGGCCTGTCCCGCGCCAAGCTGTCCCACCTGATGGACGCGGAAACCTGGATGGACGCGAACAAGGCGGTGGAGCTTGGCTTTGCCGATGATGTCCTGGCACGGGCGGAGATCCCGGAGGACATGGAGCCGCCTGCGGTTTCCATGTTGTATTCCAAAGCCGCTGTGAGGGGCTCCCTCATGGATAAGATCGCGGCCAAGTGCAGGACCAACCCTAAGAAAATTGAAGATTCCAAACCCAAGGGCCGCTCCGTAGACAGTCTCTACGAGCGGCTCAATCTTTTGAAACATTGAAGGAGGATTTCTATCATGACGATTCTTGAACTGCGCGAGAAGCGCGCCAAAGCCTGGGAAGCTACGAAAGCCTTTCTGGATTCCCACAGAAACGATAAGGGCCTCCTGTCCGCCGAGGATGATGCCGCCTACACCCGCATGGAGCAGGAGATCACCGACCTGGGCAAGGAGATCGCCCGCCTGGAACGCCAGGAGGCGCTGGAGGCGGAACTGAACCGCCCTGTGAACAAGCCCCTGACGGGTAAACCCATGAGCGGCAAGGAGGAGACTAAGACCGGCCGCGCCACCGATGAGTACCGCCAGAACTTTTGGAACATGATGCGCTCTAAAGCGCCGATGCCCTCTGTGGTAAATGCCCTGCAGATTGGTACGGACTCCGAGGGCGGCTATCTGGTGCCGGACGAATATGAGCGCACCCTGGTAGAAGCCCTGGAGGAAGAGAACGTGTTCCGCCAGCTTGCGAAGGTCATCCAGACTTCCAGCGGCGACCGCAAGATCCCTGTGGTGGCGACCAAGGGAACCGCTTCCTGGATTGATGAGGAAGGGGCATATACGGAGAGCGATGATTCCTTCGGCCAGGTATCCATCGGGGCGTACAAGCTGGGGACGATGATTAAGGTTTCTGAGGAACTCTTGAACGACAGCGTCTTTGACCTGGAAAGCTATATCTCCCGCGAGTTTGCCCGCCGCATCGGCGCCAAGGAGGAGGAAGCCTTCTTTACCGGGGACGGTTCTGGAAAGCCCTTGGGCATCCTGGCAGCCAGCGGCGGCGCAGAGACCGGCATCACTGCTGCGTCTGCCACCGCCATTACCGCCGATGAACTGATCGACCTGTTCTACTCCCTGAAAGCGCCCTACCGCCGTAACGCTGTGTGGGTGCTGAACGATTCCACCATCAAGGCAGTCCGTAAACTGAAAGATGGCAGCGGTCAGTACCTGTGGCAGCCTTCCCTGACTGCCGGAACGCCGGATACCATCCTGGGCCGTCCTGTGCGTACTTCGGCCTATATGCCCGCCATCGCCGCCAGTGCGAAGACCATCGCCTTCGGTGATTTCAGCTACTACTGGATCGCAGACCGCCAGGGGCGCTCCTTCAAGCGCCTGAACGAACTGTATGCGGCAAACGGCCAGGTGGGCTTCCTCGCTTCCCAGCGCGTGGACGGCAAGATGATCCTGCCGGAGGCTGTCAAGGTGCTGGTACAGAAAGCATCGTAAGGGAGGGTTGACAGATGAGCTACAACGGAAAGAACTACATGGAACAGGGCGGCGATAAGTGGGTGATTGGCGGCACCCTCGAAATCAAGGAGGGGGCTTCTGTTACCGGTTTGCCCGCCGCCGAGGTTCCCCAGGCGGCAAACCAGGCCGACAGCGTTGCGGAGGATGTTTCCACTCTGGTTTCTGATTTCAACGGCCTGCTGGCCAAGCTGAAGGCAGCGGGCCTGATGGCATCCAGTTAAGGAAGGAGGCGGCGGGGATGGACACTCTGCTGGAAAAAGTCAAAGCAAACCTGATTCTGGAGCATTCGGCGGATGACGCGCTTTTGCAGAACTACATCACCGCCGCTGTTTCCTATGCGGAGAGCTACCAGCATATCCAGGAGGGCTATTACACGGAGAATGCAATGCCGGCCACCACCGAACAGGCGGTGATTATGCTGGCATCGCATTTCTATGAGTCCAGGGACGGTTCCACGGGCGGATTCTTCGCTGATAACACAAACGCAGCACAGCAGGTCTGGAACACGGTCAACCTTCTGCTTCGGCTCGACCGGGAATGGAAGGTGTGATATGAGTTTTGGAAAAATGAACACCTTCATCTCCATTGTGGAAAAACAGTTCACGCAGGATGATGAGGGCTTTAAGACGGAAACGGATGTGACCGTGGCAGAGGTACGCGCTTACCGGGAAGGCCGGCATGGCAGTGAGAAATGGGCCAACATGGCTTCCTTTTCCACCGCCACCGACCTTTTTCAATTCCGCGTGATACCCGGCGTCACGGTCACAACCGATATGCGTATCCTCTGTGACGGGCATACCTTCGAGATCACATCGGTGGAGGATGTCAAAGGCAGGGGGATGTATCTGGAAGTACTGGTACAGGAGGTGAAACCCGGTGGCTAAAGCGACATGGAGGATGCCGGAGGATTTCCTGATGAAGGTATCCCGGCTGGCGGACAAAACGGATGAGATTCTCCCGAAGGTGCTGGAAGCGGGCGCGGAGGTTGTGGAGGACAAGGTGCGCTCCAACCTGCAGGCGGTTATCGGCAGCGGGACGAAGTACGAGTCCCGAAGCACCGGGGAGCTTCTCCGCTCCCTTGGCACATCTCCCGCCCTGCAGGATAAGAACGGGGACTTCAATGTGAAGGTAGGCTTTTCCGAGCCGAGGTCGGACGGCGACAGTAACGCCAAGATCGCCACCATCCTGGAATACGGCAAAAGCGGCCAGCCCGCAAAACCCTTCTTAAAACCAGCCCGTTCCTCTTCCCGGAATGCCTGTATCAACGCCATGAAGGCGAAGCTGGACGAGGAGGTGGAGAAGATTTGAGCCTGCTTTCGGAAATCAAGGCTGCGGTCACCGGCTGCGGACTGCCTGTGGAGACGGGCGTGTTCTCCGGGGAGCCGCCGGAGGAATATGTGGTGGTCACGCCTTTGGCGGATACCTATGAACTTCACGCAGATAACCTGCCGGGGTATGAAGCCCAGGAGGCGCGGCTCTCCCTGTTCTCCAAAGGGAACTATCTGATGCGGAAGGGGCAGCTTTCAAATGCGCTCCTTGCCGCTGATTTTGTGATTACGGACAGGCGGTACATCGGCCATGAGGACGATACCGGCTACCACCACTATGCCATTGATGTGGCAAAACTGTATGGATTGGAGGAATGAACTATGGCTACCATTGGCCTTGATAAACTTTTCTACTCGAAGATTACCGAGGGTGAAAACGGCGATGAGACCTATGCCGCCCCTGTGGCTTTGGCAAAAGCCATGACCGCCGAGCTTTCCGTGGAACTGGCGGAAGCTACGCTGTACGCGGACGATGGCGCGGCGGAGGTCGTGAAGGAGTTCCAGAGCGGGACGCTGACGCTGGGTGTGGACGATATTGGGAAAAGCGTGGCGGAAGACCTGACCGGGGCGGTGATTGATGAAAACGGCGTCCTGATCTCCGCATCGGAGGACGGCGGCGCTCCAGTTGCGATTGGCTTCCGCGCCAAGAAAGCGAACGGCAAGTACCGCTATTTCTGGCTATACCGCGTGATTTTCGGCATCCCGGCCACCAACCTGACCACCAAGGGCGAGAGCATCGAGTTTTCCACCCCTTCCATCGAGGGGACGGTGACCCGCCGCAATAAGGTGGACGGCCAGGGCAAACACCCCTGGAAAGCGGAGGTGTCCGAGGATGACTCCGGTGTGTCTCCCACGGTTATCACGGGCTGGTACGATGAGGTCTATGAGCCGTCCTATGCGGATCAGACATCTGACACAGGCGGCGAAGGGTAATAGGAGGTTTTGAGATATGGATGAAAGAACAGCTACTGTCAATATCGGCGGGCAGGAATACGAAATGCTCCTGACCACCAGGGCGACCAAGGCCATCGCCGGACGCTACGGCGGGCTGGAGAACCTGGGCGAGAAGCTGATGAAAGCGGAAAATTTTGAGATGGCTCTGGACGAGATCGTGTGGCTGATTACCCTTCTGTGCAACCAGCCGATCCTCGTCCACAACCTGAAGCACCCGGAGGACAAAAAGCCGGAGCTGACCGCCGAGGAGGTGGAGCTTCTCACCTCCCCGATGGAACTGACGGACTACAAAGACGCCATCATGGAGGCCATGTACCGGGGGACGAAACGGAATATCGAAAGTGAGCCGGAGGGAAAAAACACGGCGGCCGGGTAAGCGATGAAGAATTGTTTACCCGGCTTTTGTATTACGGCATGGCCCACCTCTCCCTGCGCATGGAGGAAGTGTGGCTCATGCCGTTTGGTCTGCTCATGGATCTGTGGGAATGCCACAGGCAGTTTTTTGGGCTTGCGAAGCCAAAACGGGAACTGACGATAGATGATGTCATTCCCTATGGAATTTAACGAGGA